TGAAAACCGTCTGGATAGGATCTGGGGACAAGAGGACAATCTAAACTTCGTTGATCCGAAGTTGTTCGGTTCGCATGATGCTCATGTGATAGCTCCAGATCCGTGGTCTGTATTCAACAACAGGATGACTTCAAGAGGTCTTTACGGGCTCATGCCGAAAGAATCGGCTTGGGATCGTATCTCTGGAATGACATTGAAGAAGAGAGAAATTTCTTAAGAACAGGGAAAGAACCTGTCTATCTCTATTTAGAACGAGGAAACATGATGAGCGCCACAGACAAAGACATCAAGCGGGTCATTTCCAATGTCTTGGCAGAGGCCAAGAAGAAGAAGGAGAAGGCCGAAGTTCTGAAGCATGATCCGAAGCCGGCAGCTTACGGCTATTCGGAAGCATTTGATTTCTCGGCTCCTCTGGGTGCTTACAATCTCTACCGTTCGCAAGGTGCTGTGAACTGGGGACCGATGACTGGTCCTGGTAGCAAGATCGACGATAAGATCGTTGGTCAACGTGCCAACCTGGAACAGGTCCTCCACGGAATCGTGAAGGAAGTTTCAACTCCTTCTGCATGGGCTCCTCTTATTAAGGAGTCGGCAGAGAATATCGAGGAAGGTCCTTGGGACTACCTTAAGAATCTCGGTGGCCAGGCAAAGGGAGCCGCAGGAAAGGCTCTAGGAAAGGCTGGTCAGGCCGTAGGAAATAAGGTAGCCGCCGTCAAGAAAGGTGCCCAGGATGTTCATGCAAAGGCCCAGGCAGCTTCTGCGTCGGCAGATAAGACCAAGTCAACCCAGGCCGCCAAGGCAGGTTCTCTGAAGGTTGTCAGGGGTGTGATTCCTCAGGTTCAGCACGCAGAGGAACAGCTTACACAGATGATCAATGCTCTCGACGGTGATGAGAGTGAGCAGATGGTTGCAAGAGCTATCGATACTCTTTCAGGTGCAGGTGATGCCTTGAATGCGGCGGTGGCTTCGATTGAAGGTGTGAAGGCCGCTGCTCCAGGACAAGGCAGGTCACCGATCAAGAGTCGTCTTCCAGCAAGGCCACAAGCAAGACAAGGTACACCTCCAGCCATGAATGTCAAGGCGAGATAAGAAATGAGGCTAACGTGAAGAGTCCATCTAAGGATGGTTTGGTGGTTTTTGTAAGTCCTTCTGGAGATCATGAGAAGGCAGTGTCACAGGCGATCAGGACATTCACCAAGAAGGTTCGTAACAGTGGATTAGTACAAGAGATTCTTGACAGAAGGCATTACGAAAAACCGTCTGTGAAGAGAAGAAAGAAACACATCAAGGCGATTCATTCTTCTAAGTTTGAAGAAAAAGAAGAATGAAAATTTCTGAGATGTGGTCGAATTTTTTAGGATCATTTACTTAGAAGTAGAATCATCGTCAGGAGATTCAAGATGAGCAAGGAAGGCAGAGATCTTGTGAGTGAGGCAGTAAGCGACGCCAAGGCGCTGAAGGAAGCTGCATTGTCCGCCGCTAAAAACGAACTCCTAGAGTCCATGGCTCCCGCCATTAAGGAACTTCTGGAGAAAAACATCAAGGGTGTCCTTTCCAAGAATGAGGACACAGACAGACTTCGCCGGGGCGTTCAAGATAACTGGCCCGGAGAAAGTCACACTGGTTTCGAAGAAGCCAAAGAAAAAGGAGAACCCAAGATGGATAAGGACAACAAGCCGCAAGGAGAGCAGGAACTCGATCTCGAGTCGCTTGCAGCATTCTTCCCCTCGATGTCGGAGATGCCTGAGGAAGATCCAATGGCCCCGAAGGTCGACGAGGATCCTATGGCTATGATGGCCGGTATCCCGACCCTTGGTGAAGCCGAAAAGTGTGATGATGAAGAAGGCGAAGAGTCGAAGGAAGGCGAAGTAAAGGAAGCCAAAAAGTCCAAGGAGGACGAACCAATGGATGAGGAGATCGAGATCTCTGAGAGCGAACTCAAGAAGGTCTACGAGGCTGCTCTTCAGACGGAGGTCCAGGTGAAGAAGGGCTTTGGTGAGATGACCAAGGCTGGTGAGCTTGACGATGTTGTCAAGGATACCGGCAAGGGTCTGAACCCAGAGAAGAAGGGCGAGAAGCACTGGGGCGAGGATGGCAAGGGTGACCTTGAAGCCCACCAGGACTTCATGATGAAGGAAGCAATCAAGAAGGGAATGGCAGAAAATGCATCCCTCCGTGAGAATCTCAAGAAGGCAGTTGGGATGATCCGGGCTCTTGGTGCTCGCCTCCACGAGACGAACCTCTTCAACGCAAAGGTTCTTCACGTCAACCGCGTGCTCAACAGCCACGGTCGTCTGACCAGTGAACAGAAGAAGGTCGTCCTCGAGTCCATCGACAAGGCGAAGACCATCGACGAAGTTCGCATGGTGTTCGAAGCGATCAACAACTCTTTCGCAGTTACCACACAGCTTTCCGAGGCCAAGTCTCGGAAGCCGGTGGCAAATGCGCAACGGCCGCGTACCTCTGGTACGCCGGACCAGAAAGTCCTCAGTGAATCTGTGGACCGAAACGACGGGACATTCTCACGGCTTGCTCAGCTCGCCGGTCTCGTCAAGTAAGGACCACAACCACCTGAAAGGGAGCAGAAAACAATGGATCTAAAGTCACTGACAGAAGGAATCACTGGAGTCGACCGGCAGAAGGAATCGGTTCGTCTTGTCGAGAAGTGGGACAGGACGGGTCTCCTGAAGGGCCTGGGCGATTCTAAGACGAATCCTCTCAAGAGCAACATGGCTCGCCTCCTGGAAAACCAGGCAGGTCAGCTTCTCCGGGAGTCGAGCTCAGTTGCCGACATCCAGGGATTTCAGAACGTCGCATTCCCGATCGTTCGTCGGGTATTCGCCGGTCTGATCGCCAACGAGCTGGTTTCTGTACAGCCAATGAGCTTGCCATCCGGCCTGCTCTTCTACCTCGACTACCGGTATGATACAGTCAAGGCAGGTGATAAGGCGAAGGACTTCGCCGCTGGCGGATCACTGTTCGGCGATCGCAACTCGCTGCAAGACGCACAGGGAGCAGGGTCGTTCTACAACCTGCAGACCGCGTTCTCACAGCGTGAGAAGATCACCACTGGCTCGTTCGTAGCCACATCGTCTACCCCAACCCTGGCCGACATCGGCTATGATCCTGAACTCTCGGCCTCGATTGGCGCGGGTACGGTGAAGAAGCTGACGATCGCTGGTGGATGGGTTGGTCCCGCTGGTTCACCGGATGTGGTATCGGATGCGGCTTCCCTGAAGCAGTGGGTGGTTTGCTCTGGTTCATCGACCTCAGCTTCTGCCTCGACCGACGGTACCCCCGTTCGTCTCGGTCTGGCTACGGTCATTCGCCGCCACACTGTTCGGAGTGGAAATGATCTTGTCATGATCATCGACACCACGGATGGTTCGCCATCTGGTCTTGAGGCAGTCAAGCTCTCGACGCTGGTCGGTTCGCAGCTCCGCGGAGGTACCTCTGGTACCCTCACGATGCCTGACTTCGAGTCAGACCTCGGCGCGAGCCCGATGCCGGTCATCCCCGAGCTCGACATCCGGATCGAGTCACAGGCAGTCACCGCGTCCAGCCGCAAGCTGCGCGCCAAGTGGACGCCGGAACTCGCTCAGGACCTCGCCGCCTACCAGAACCTGGACGCTGAAGTTGAGCTGACCCAGGTCCTCTCAGAGGCGATTGCTCTGGAAATCGACCGCGAAATTCTCGCTGACTTGCTCTACGGAGCCACCGGCGCGAACTTCTTCTGGTCGCGTAAGCCAGGCAACTTCCTGGACTACACCACAGGAAACACGGCACCGGGCGCTTCCTTCACCGGTACTGTTCGTGAATGGTACGAAACCTTGATCGAAACGATCATTGCTGCGGCCAACACGATCCACCGCAAGACGCTGCGCGGAGCTGCTAACTTCATCGTTACCAGCCCTGATGTCGCCACCGTCCTTGAGGCATCGGTGCTCTACAAGCCGGTCCTCTCGATGGATCCTCACGAGACGATGTTCACGGTTGGTACCGAGAAGGTCGGAACCCTGAACAGCCGCTTCACGGTCTACAAGGACCCGTACTTCCCACGGAACAAGATCCTGGTCGGATACAAGGGATCGAGCTTCCTCGAGACAGGGTTTGTGTACGCCCCGTACGTGCCGCTCATCGTCACCCCGACGATCTACGCTCCTGAGGACTTCACTCCTCGGAAGGGCGTGATGACTCGGTACGCTAAGAAGATGGTCCGCTCGGACTTCTACGGAACGGTCACTGTCCAAGACCTGAACGTCATCTAAGCCCCCTAGCTTAGGCTAGAAATGGAGGCCCCCTTGGAGAAATCCTCGGGGGCCTTTCTTTTTTTCTGCTTCTGTCAGTTTCTCAGTGGAGACGTCTAGTTAGCTAGAGGTGTATCTTTTCAGGAGATCCTTTATGGCTGAACATTGGAAAGATAAACTTCATGGTGGACGGGCAGACGGGCGTAAACCATCTGACTTCGATCCTGCCAGTCTCAAAGCTGCCATCAAAGATGAAATGGAACATACAGATGATCCGCATGTTGCTGCCGAGATTGCCATGGATCACCTTGAAGAAGATCCAGCATATTACGAAAAGCTTAAGAAGATAGAACCGGAGAACGAAATGAAGATTCCAAGCCTCGCCGAAGTGTACGGAGTGAGCCCTGCAGCTAAGCCGTTACGTGAAGGGGAATCCAACCATGGCCAAGGTCCAAGCCTCACCGAGGTGTACCACCATGTCGGAGCAAGCCTTTCTGAAGCACCTTGGGGTCAACAGGACCTTGACCTCGGAGATAAGCCGAGTAGAAAACCAGGGATGAGTTATGCCGATCAGGCCAAGGCCAGAGGTCAGGCAAGCAGCGAGAAAGGTAGACTTGCCAGGCGACAGAAGAAGGCAACCGCGGCGGGACATAAAGATCCGAAGCAGATGATCCTACCAGGTCTTGAGGATGCGTACAAGCAGTATCGTTCCACGTACTCTCACCAGAAGACGGCAGAATTTCCGAAGCAGGAAGATGGACGAGCTCCTCTTGATCAAGTCAAGGGAAAGATCATGCACATCAGCCAGGGAAATCCAGAAGCAATCAATCTGATGTATCATGGACACACGTACGAGACTCTCCCTAAGAGAACTATGGGGAAGATAGATTCAAACTCAGGATCAGAATGGGGAAGCGGAGCGTTCAAGATTGAGGATGATGGAAAGTTTACCCAGGTCTCTGCAGACTGGGACTCGAGTGGGTGAGGTAGAATAAGATGCCATTCACAGTAGGCAGTACACCATTCGGAACTTTCGACAGTGATCCTGATTTTCAGGTCGATGCCGATAAGATCGTAGACTTCGTTCGTCTGAAGTTGGGCGATCCAATCATGGAGACACATCTGTCTTCAAGCCAGGTGTATGCCTCATTTGAAGAAGCTGCATTAGAGTACTCCGCTCTCATCAATCAGTATCAGGCCAGATCTCTTCTGACTTCATTCCTTGGTTCTCCAACTGGTTCGCTATCAGGATCTGAGCAGAAGTACATTACTCAGAATCTTGAGTTCGAGAAGAAGTTGGCAGAACCATATGGAGACTCTGGTCCCCTTAGTGTCAATACGAGTCTTCCACTGTTCAGTGGTTCAATCAGCCTACAGACTGGAGTTCAAAAGTACAACCTGAATTCGATTCTGTCTGGTTCCATTGTCGATAATGATGGCAAGAGACTCGTTATTAGAAGTGTTCACCACTTCAGTCCACTCTCTGCCAATAGATTCTTCGGTACCACATCTGGTCTAAACTATCTAAACAACCAGTTCAACTTTGAATCATTCACGCCAGAGACGATCTTCTACCTGCTACCCATTTGGGAAGACATCCTTAGAGGAATGCAGTTCGAGACATCGAACCGGGTCCGTAGATCGAACTATAGCTACGAACTGCATGGCAATGAGCTAACCGTCTATCCGCCTCCTTCTTCAAATTTACCTCTGTGGATCTCATGGCAGTTCCCTCCTGATGCCACCAAGCCTGCCTCTGTAAATGGTCTTAGTGGTTCTATGGGAGAGGACAAGTCTTACTACGGTGTGTCAAACCTTTCGAATGTACCGTTTGGAAACATTCAGTATTCGCAGCTCAACTCCATCTCCAAGCAGTGGATCAGGAAGATGGCTTTCGCTCTCTCGAAGGAGATCGAAGGACAGATCCGTAGTAAGATGAGCACCATTCCGATCCCCAACGGTGACCTGACGTTGAATGGACCGGAACTCATCAATGATGCCCGAGCTGAGCAGGATAGGCTACGGGAAGAACTGAAAATGATGTTGGAAGAGATGACCTACGATAAGCTTACTCAGAAGCAGGCAGAGAAGGCTGCTGCCCTTGAGCAGATCATTATGAGAGTTCCATTGGGGATCTACATCGGATGAGCCGAAAGTTCATCACAGAGCGAGAGATCGCGTTCATCGATAAGATCAACAAGGAGTTGATCCAGAAGGTCGTAGGCCAGGAGGTGAGCTACTATGCCATCTCGCTGGAGAAGAGCAAGGTCCATCGTCTCTACGATGAGGCCATCGAGAAGGTCTGGGAGGCTCCAGTCAAGATCGATGCTCGTGTTCTATGGGACAATACCCAATCGGCTGCCACCAGTTTCGGAGTCGATTCAAAGTATAGCTGCGAGGTTTATTTCCACGACCTCGAACTTAGGGACCGTAACGTAAGGCCCCGTGAAGGAGACTTTATCGAATTTGGTCAAGTCTTCTTTGAGATTACCTCGGTCACTCAACCGCAGATAGTCTTCGGTGAAGTGAACAACAGGCTCATGACAAAGTGCGTCTGTGTCCCGTCCCGCGAGGGACAGTTCCAGGCTGGTGGAAGGTCTGGCGAAGGGGTGGACAATACCCATCCAGTCGAGAATACGAAGCACATCAAGGATCTAAAATGAAAAAGATAATCGCCGTTGTTCTGCTGTGTCTGATGGTCGCCTCGTGCGTTCATAGGTTTCCAGATACTGACGGAGCCGACGTAAGAGACATCTCTGCTCAGACTGTAAAGATCTCGGTGTCGATTGCAGGTGACAGACTTCATAAGGATGAGAATGGAGACGTCGTTGTTGAAGAAGGTGTTGTGTCGGGATGGTCTGGAACAGGTGTGGTCGTGGCAGCAGATCGTAGCAGAGGTGCAGGTGAAAGTCTTGTAATGTCTGCAGCTCATGTTTTGAACATTCCTAAGTTCATGCTTCAGGTTAACCAAGACGGTGAGCTCAGCTTGTTCGTGGTCAAAGCCTCTCTCATGATTGTTGAGAAGCTAGATGGATCAGGATGTGAAGGTGTTCCCATGTATGTTGACGTTCCAAATGATGTTGGAATGCTCAAGGCATCATGTGTTGCAGGAGATGTCGCCACGATTGCTTCTGATCTTCCACCTGTAGGAGCCATGGTTACAATGACGGGAGCAGGCCTTGGTATCCACCCCAACGGAGTGTTCCTCGCCGTAGATGGAAGGTATGTCGGATTCGATGAGGGATTCAATCCGCAAGAGATGCTGACAATTCCTGCAGCACCAGGACATTCAGGTTCTGGTGTCTTCTACCGCGGGCAGGTGTTTGGTATAGTGTCGAGGGGTGCCGGACGATATGAACACGTAACCCTGGCAGTTCCTCTTGAGTACATGAAAGACTGCATGGCGAAATCATTGGAAATATGGAATGCCAACTGAACATCCAGCTATCCAGATAGTATCATTTGAAACTATCGATCAGGCCATCAAGGACTGGTTTGATAAGACCGTCGACGCGCATGTAGTGCACCCAAATGGTGAACGGAAGAAAGTGTCAGTTGGTTGGTCTGCTGGAGAGCGCTGGGTGTCGAGTAGGCAACGGAAAGGGATCCGTGATGATAATGGTGTCCTGATACTTCCGATCATCTCGATCAGGCGGAGTGGGATCGAGCCAAGCCCCACGATGTCGGCATTGGGTACAGAAACGCCAGTGCTTCAGGTGGCCAAAAGGATCTCTAAGAAGACGAATGATCTTATGAACCTGAATGTTGCTAGGGATCCTTCTCATAGGGTTCCTCCCAAGCCAGTCGTCTACGAAGTAACGTCTATCCCGTTCCCTGATAGAAATGTTCTGACATATGAAGTTCAGATTCAGGCTCAGTACATTACACAGATGAACGCAATCATGGAGAAGATCTTCCATGAGTTAGACATTGGTAAATCATTCGTAGCTCCGTTCGACAATGACGGCAAACATCCTCAAATCGGGGTAGACTTCGAACTGAGAAAGAAGATCGACAGAGACTACGTTGTAGGATTCTTTGACTCTGCTCTAAGTGATGGAGGAAACTTCGAAGAATTCACTGATCAGGAGAGGATCGTTCGCTTCAATACCTCTATCAGAGTACCAGCAGTTCTTCAACTTGACCCTGAAGGTGAGAAACCGTCGATGCAAGTGGTTAGAACTGCTTTTGGTTTGAACTTTGGAGAAGAACAGGTGACCTTTGTAGACGACCTAGCTGACATGGAGAAGATCTTTGGTCCTAAGTGACCACGAGAGATTCTCGACAAAAAGATGCTTTTCATCCCTGTGTCATCTAATTAGAACGTGAGAGACCTCTCTCTGTTATAAGTAGAGTGGCTCATAAAAATCTTCGGGAGAGACCAACCGATGGCTCAAAAATTCATTTCACCCGGCGTATTTACGACAGAAATCGACCTCAGCTTCCTCGCACAGGGAGTAGCAGGTATCGGAGCAGTTCTAGTCGGTCGTACGCCGAAGGGACCAGCATTTCTTCCGATGTTCGTAAACGGGTTGGATTCTTTCGCCGCAGTCTTTGGCGATCCTAATCCTAAGTTTCAGCTGCCGTACGCTGCAAAGAACTACCTCAAGAACTCGACCAGCCTCACGGTCGTACGAGTCCTTGGACATGATGATGGTACCTCGGCAGTAAGCGGGTACTTCATCGACGCCGGTATTCAAGCTCTCACGGATGGTCCCAATAGCTCTTCATTGGCTATCCTCCACCACACCGGATCGAATGCAGCTCTAACGGTAGTTGGTGTACCTGGCGATGCAAACAACTTCATCGTCAAACTCACCGGGTCGGCAGGTGTCATCTTCCAGACGACCGCTTCGTTCGTCCAGTCATCGAACAACTACGTCGATAAGGTTCTCAATACCGATCCGACCCTGTTCGATACGTATGGTCACTACCTCTACGAAAACTTCAAGTATGCCAAGGCGGCAGCTTCTGCTTCTTGGGGTGTTGCTCCAATCAGTGGTTCTACCACCGATTTTGAGAGAAACTTCTCTGGTGGTACCACGGCTTGGGTGAAGTCACAGCCGATCGGAGGTCAGGAATTCAACCTCTTCCGCTTCCACACAAGGGCTCATGGACGTGCAACGAATGATGACGTTAAGGTCATGATTGCAAACGTCAAGCCTTCTCCTGCTCCTACGGCAACCCCGTTCGGTACATTCGATGTCGTTGTCAGGAAGTTCTCTGATACCGATCAGCGTTTGTCTACGGTAGAGACTTTCACAGGAGTCAATCTTGATCCTGCTTCGAAGAACTTCATCTCACGCGTCATTGGTGATCATGTCGAGAACTTCGATACTACCCAGCGGAAGTTCGTTGGTTCTGGAGACTTTGAAGCAAAGAGCAAACATATTCAGGTTGAGCTTGACCTCTCTGTCAATGCTCCTCATGAGTCGTTGCCATTCGGTCACAGGGGATATAGTAAGGAGCTCTTCGATGTCGTAACCGGCAGCGTTGCTCCGCTTGTTCCAGATATGCGACTCACCCCAAATCAATTCGATCGAGCACACAACCTCGACCAGAACATTTGCTGGGGAATCTCCTTTGTATCTGGTGGCATCGCTGACCGCATGCGTGCAGATCCGAACGATCCTGTACTCGGCGAAGATGCCGAATTCAGCCTCTCCAAGTTGAGTGCATCATACTTCAACGGGAAGCAGGTGTGGAACTACGAACCGAGTCTTCCAGATTCTCAGCAATATGTAGCTGTTTACGGTTCGGCGTCCATGCACAAGTTCAGCCTCCCGTTCCAGGGTGGTTTCGACGGATTCGATCTCCGCATCGCCGATCCTCTCTACCTGGATAACGCTGCCACGGATGACATCTCGTGGGGTGCAGAGGCTCTGGCAGTTGTTTCGGCCAACCGTGCCTTGGATACCATTGCCAACCCGGACGCGTTCGACATGAACCTCCTAGCTGTCCCTGGTGTCAACAACATCAAGATCACCGACAAGGCTCGTCAGGTTGTCAATGATCGCGCAGATGCAATGTTCGTCATGGATGTAACTGGATCGTCTGTTGCAGAGGTCATCGGGCTGCTCAAGGCTCGCGAGATCGACGACAACTACACGGCCTGCTACTACCCAGACATGAAGATGAACGACAAGACAAACGTCAAGATCCTCCGGATCTCCCCGTCGGTTGCAGTCGTTGGTGCAATCGCATTCTCGGATCGAGTTGGACAGCCGTGGTTCGCCCCGGCAGGTCTCAACCGCGGTGGACTCGGTCAGTTCGACGTGTTCGACGTGGCAGATCGCCTCAACTTCCAGGATCGAAACGACCTGTATGACAACCGGATCAATCCGATTGCCAGCTTCCCGAACGAGGGAATCGTGGTCTTCGGACAGAAGACTCTCCAAGTCAAGGCTTCGGCTCTTGATCGAGTCAACGTCCGCCGGCTGCTCATCTTCGCCAAGAAGACTGTCGCCTCGGCCGCCAAGCTGCTCCTCTTCGAGCCGAACAATCCACAGACCTGGTTGCGGTTCCTCAACGCCGTCAACCCGATCATGGAGAACATCCGTCAGGGACAGGGAATTGAACGCTTCAAGGTGGTAATGGATACTACGACCAATACAAATGACCTCATCGATCGTAACATCATGACTGGAAAGATCTTCCTTCAGCCTACGAAGGCGGCAGAATTCATCGACCTGTCGTTCATCATCACCAATGCCGGCGTAAGCTTCGGCGAGTAAAAAAAAGGAAGGTAACATACGCCTCTGGCGGGAGATAAACTAGCATGCCTATTCATTCACTACCACTGAACCCACAGCCTGTAACAGGATCTGTAGCACTCAGTGAAGTTGCTGCAGTAACTGGGTCAGTAGTTGTTGGTAATCAGGTAGACGCTCTTCTTGCGTCTGGTTCAGTAACAGGCCTGCTCGTTGGCGGACAACCGCTTAATGCTGCAAATCCTGTACCTGTCAGCGTTGTCGCTGGTACGATCAACGTAACATCTACAGATGATGATGCTGGGTTAATCAGCGGAAGTCTAACAGCCGCTTCTGCTTCACTCGCTGGTTTCCTCGATCCTGCGGGATTGGTACAGCTTGCTCACGTCGACAATTTCGGTAACCTGATTGTAACAGGATCAGTTGCCGTATCGAACTTTCCAGCAGTCCAGGTCGTTACTGGATCCGTGGTCGTCGATAATGTCGTCAATGTCACAGGGTCAGTTGGAGTCTCTGGTCCTATTTCAGTAACTGGTCCAGTCCTTGTATCTGGATCCGTTGTTGCGACCCAGGGTACAACTCCTTGGATCATCTCTGG